AGGCGCTCAGTGCGCTTGGTGACCACCTCATCGAGCTTCCCTTCCGCAATGAGTCTGGTTTCCTCGTCTTCGCTGGCCTTGGAAAGCAGTTGCCTAACGGCATCTACATCCAGCCCTTCGAATTGAGCTTTGAACTGCTCGGCTTCCGCCGCCCGCCGCTTTGCGTCCTTGGCAGCGTCTCGCTCCTTTTGCAGCGCGGTTTTCAGTCCAGTCGGGTCTTCATACCCATCAATATCGAGGCGAAACTTCCCGTCTTCCTCGACGTACAGGTTGCGTACGCCTTCATCCAGTGAATCCAGCGAATCGGTGATAAGTGGCAAAGCCATGTTCAAACCTCTCGTTTGAGTGTTTTGCCCCGTCCCGGAGCATGAAAAAAAGGCCCCGAGGCATCGCGCCAGGGGGCCGGAAATGCAAACACCCGCTTGGGGCGGGTCTTAAAGTTGATTTTGTCGTTGTTGCGCCTTGATCGAGATTTGCATCATCAACCACGCTTGCGGCCGCTCATGAAGCGGGTATCGCTCCACGATGCGCAGCCGCCACCATTCCAGAAAGTAGACGTCACACAGTTCAGGTCTCACCGAACACGGCCTTGAAGGTTTCTGCGTCACGCCGACGCAATTCCTCAAGACTGTATTGCGTGCCCGACTGCGGGTCAACAAACCGTTCCAGGTCGAGGCCGCCCTGCTTGTACAGCCTATATCTCGATGGCCCGAGCCATTCCTTCTGGAAGGCTGCGTCCTGGCCCTTAAACCAGCTAGAGAAGGTCGTTTTCGCGTTGACCTGCCCCACTTCCAAGCCGGCAGCCTCCCGCTGCTTCTTGGTCATGTTGCCGATACTGCGAAACTCATTGGAGCCGTCGCGCTTACGCACTTTCAAGGCTCGCACGTAGGGCCGGTTTCCGACCAGCTCGTCATCAAACGACGGCGCAAGTACACACCGGCAGTTCGGATGCACTGGGGGCGTGCGGTGCGCCTCGCCCGTCTTGAATACCTTTCCGTCCATGGCTGCACACGTCTGACAGGTCCGCCCTTCGAGCGTGGCCACCCAAACAACATGCGTAACACCCAGCGCTGCATACGTGTCTTCATACGCAGCGTTGGATATGTGGTTCCGCGCGGTCCTTACCAGGCGCTCTACATCACGCTTGGCTGCCTGCATCAGGCCGTCTTGGTACCTCAGCGCCGGCGTGCCGCGCAGCGCCCGTATGATTTCGCTGTTCGCCTGCCCCGCCGCTACGCCCTGGCGAATCGCTGCGTACACGCGGTCGCGCTGGGTCGGCGCCAGCCCGCCCACCATATCCGACACCAAATATCCCATGATCGGTGTCTGGACGGCCTTACGCATCACGCTCTCGGGCTTTGGCTTGTGCTCCGGCAGCCCATCGAGCGCCTTGTGCATCACATCAGCCGCATAGGCCGCCTCGTAGCCTGCCAACGCAAGCGCCGACTTATCCCACTCGGAGCGGATCGCTTCATCCAGCGCCTTGCCCCAGGCATCAATTTCAGCGCGCATGGCCTTTAGGCGGCTGGTTGTGTACTTGCCCGAGAGAAACGCCTGCATTTCGGCGTCAGTCAGCGATTCCAGCCTGTCGGCCAGTGCTGCTGTCAGCTCGCGTGCCAGCCGGTCGATTTCCTCGTTTATCCGGTTTACCACCGCGCTTGATGCCCGGTAGTTATATGCAGCGTGCTGCGAGAGTGCCGCGACTATCGCCCGCTGGGCATCCCTCAGTTCGTCGCGCTTTGCCATTCTTCACCACGCCCCGGAACCATGCCCTCGATCAGCAAGGCTTCGTCTTCGTAATTCCGCTCGGGCAGTCGTCCCGTAGTGAGGAACGTCCAATAGGTGTCCCAGCTCACACCGCCAGCAAGTACAGCTTGTTGCAAGCCGGTCAGGACTTGTGGGTCAACGGTGTGCTCCACAAACGTCGGGTTCACACTGAACTTAACCTCATCCTCGTTGTAGCCCAGCCAGTGAGCGGCGTACCGCAGCGCCTGCTCGATGGCCTCGGCCGCCGTCACCACGATGCTGTGAAGGGTCGCGTGCTGGTCGTTCTGCCGTGCCTTGCGGGCTTCGCCAGATTCTGTGCCGCCCACATCCATGACCTTTGCACCGGCTTCCAGCGCTGCGTGCTTCTGATCAAGCATGGCCGTGCGTACAGCTTCAATTCCGGCGCCCTGGAACTCGAGGTAACCGCATGAGCCGCTCTCTCCCAGGTCCCAGGCCGCTGACGGGCCGGTGACGGTGATTTCCTTTTCGTCGCTCAGTCCAGACACCCAGGGTTGCGGATGGCTTGTGTAGTGCAAGCTGGTGAAGTAGTCGGCGGACAGCTGATAAGACTTCAACGCCGCCCTTGCCATGCTCAGCAGCGGCACCTCATCCACATCAGGGCTATTGTCCGTCGAGCCCGCCTAGATAACCGGGATGTACTCTAAAGCCCGTACGAGATTTCCACCTTAGTCACTTGCGCCCAGAGAGCGCTCTTCTTCGACAACGTTGCCGTCTTCATCCTCTACGCGAGTTACGCAAACCCCGTCTCGCATGAGCAAGACACGATAGACCGTATCAACCTCATGGCTAAATTCGTCGCTATCGTCAGCCGGCCGGGTTTCCCGCATCACCGCGAGGATAAGGTCATTGCGTCCGTCCTGATCCCCTAGCTTCCAGTTGATAGCGTTCTCGGCTTGGTACGCGGTGACATAGGCCATGCTTTTGTCGTCTACATTCACCAGCAGCGGCACGCGCCCATGGGAGACGATCTGACGCACAACGCGCATGAAGAGCTGGCGCAGGCTGAAACCGTCGTCCGTCGCGTTCTCGCGCATGTACTCCATGCCCTTGGGCAGTTCAATCTCTGGCTGCAGCCGCGAGACCAGGCCCATCATCGAGCGCAGGCTGTCCCGCACCCAATGTTCATACTGGGCGCGCTCTGTATATCCCTTGTAGAGATAAGCGTTGTCGGAGTCGATCTTCTCGGCCGCCACCATCCCAGAAGGTTTGGGTAGGTTGGCCGCGTTCTTTTTAATCGCAGCCTCGCCCGCAAGCGCCGCATCGATAGCCTGCCACTCAGGCAAGTGCCTGTCGTAGTCAGGATGTGTGGTAGTTACGGGCATGGTTATGCAAGTCCTTGGATTCGTCGGATGCCTCCGGAGCTGCGTCGCTTGATGAGCGGCCCCAGGGCATACCGAATTGCATCGATATAGTGATTGTTCTTATCCAGCACCTCGGCCAGCACATCGCCAGATAGCCGGTCTACCTTGTAGCTGTAGGACCGCGCTTCTTGCAGCGTCTTGGTGCAGCGAGGGTGAATGATGATTTCCTTGTAGGAGCGTAGGTGGGCGATTCCGTCCTCAACACTCCCCTTCCATTTCTCTACGCCAGTAATGCGCGGCAGGCTTTCGCGCGTGCCACCAGCGTTCGCCTTCACGTGGCTGATCGTCTCGGGCCTAGCAGAGTCGGCACGGACTACGTGCTGCTCGATACCGGGCAGGCGCTCGATCATGTACTTGGCGATGCTGTCGTTTTCCAGCCCTACCTTTCCGGCTTCGTGCTCGATATACAGCCGACCGTCGTGCACCCAGCACTTAACGCCCGCTGTCGGGTCTTGGCTGAAGCCCCAGTCAATGCCGAAATACGGGCCGTCCCAGTCTTTCCCGGGCGCAAATTCCTCCACCCGGTACTTGCCGGCGAGAATCTGCGCGTCGCTGTTCTGCAGGTACGCGCCTTCCCAGATCCAGGCATACGTCTGATCGTCCAGGCGGGCCCGGTCATCGAGCCGCTCTTGCTCGAGCTCTGCCGGGAACCAAGGGTTGTCTGCGTAGTTCAGCTCAACGATCTTCGCGCCAGTCGGCGGATTCTTTCGATACCGCTTATCGGTCGGGCTGCCGTCCTTCTCCGGATTCCATGTCACCCAGATCTCTGAGCCTGACTCCCGCACGGTCGGTGCGAGTTTCTGCCAGGCCTTCTCGCTGACGTTCTCGGCTTCATCGACCCAGGCAATCAGTACCCGGGCTTTCGACTTGATGCTGTCTACGTTGTAACGCAGGCCGGCGAACACGTAGGACACCCGCCTATTCTTCGTGCGGATGTACTTCTCACCGATGTCGAAGTAAGCATCCAGCCACGGCAGCGAGCGGATCGCCTGTTTGATCTCCTCCATCGAGGATTCATCCAGGCTGTTCATGTACTCCCGGCCGCCGAGGATCACCCCGGACTGGCCAGCCTCAGCGAACATGTACGCCCGTACTGCCGTCATCAGGGCGAAGCTACGTGTCTTCGCGCTCCCCCGACCTCCGTATGCGCCCCGATAACGGGCTTCACCACTGAATACGGGCAGAAGCTTCGGGGGTAACTCAATCCTCGCTTTCGACATTCGGCGCCACCAGCTCAATCACAGTGGGCATCGTGGGGATCGGGCCACCATTCGGGCCAGAGTGTTCAAGAATCTGCTTATCCAGCCCGAGCAGCTTCGCCTTGCCCATCGTCGCTGCCACTGCTGCCGAGCTTTGGGGTAACGGCAAATTCAGGGCGGTCTTGCGCGCCTCTTCCAGTTCAGCCAGAAGGTCATCGACGGTAATTTTGTGCCGCTCCCGATGTTCTTCTTGCAGCGCTTCTATCCTTGCCGCAATCTTGCCGTTGTCCAGAAGCTCCTTTGCTTTCCTGTTAACGGTCTCCGGCTTCATGTTCTCGGCGTTATACGCCTGCCGGTACGCTTCGCTGGCGTTCCCGGCTTCGAGATACGCCAAGCAGAAGGCTTCTTGCTTGGCTGTGAGTTTCAACTCTGCTCCTCAAATGAAAAACCGCCCCGGAGGGCGGATGGTGCAGACAGGTCAAGACAACGCCGGCCTTATGGATTCAACGAAGTCCTGAGCGTCACGAAAATAGTTCCTGAAAGCATCCGCTATAGCTCCAGGGAAGTGGGCTGTCACGTAAACCACGTCATCCTCTGGGTGCTGATGCTCTACCTCATCACGGTAAGCCATCGCCTTTGGACCACTCCGGAACCCCGTAGCCATCAACTCACCGTTATTGAAATGGAGAACAACATGATTGCGCTGAGGAATCTGAGTGCCGCTCTTATTCGCCATATGTAGCGTGTTGATAACCCCAAGCCGGCCTTCCAGAGACCTCATCTCCTGGCACACTTGCACATCAGTTAGATCTGGACAAGGGCCATACATCGCCTCCTTAGTTCGTGCCAGATATTCGCTCGCGAGAACAAATAGCCTTTCACGCATAGGGTTCGCATTCTGGTCGAACTTAATTCTTGCGCCGTCCAGCAGGTCACTAATCTCTACGGCGGTAGCCCAAGCGTGCTGCACCCTCGTTCGAAACTGAACTTCGATCTTTAGGCCGTTGTACGCTGCTCCTCCCGTGTATTGAGCCTCATATTTATAAACTTCATGAATGCCGCGATAGCCGGTAGTTTTCGGGGATGTTATGTAATCGTATCTATTACGATCAACCCTGACGTGTTTGGCTCTTGTTTTGTGATACGCAGATCGGAATCTCTGCACGTCCGCGACGGAGTTAAAAATGAGCCGACAACCGGCCAGATCGTGCATAGAAGCAAGGTCTTTCGCACGGCCCGTGGATAACTTATCGATAATCGTATTCAGGCGCTTGAGCCGTTGAG